AAAAGATTGATAGTGAATATGCCACCAAGACATACGAAGTCTGAGTTTGCATCTACACTATTACCTGCTTGGATGATTGGCAGGGAACCTAAATTAAAAATCATTCAAACAACTCACACAGGAGAACTTGCAGTACGTTTTGGTCGTAAGGCTAAGACACTAATTGATTCACTTGAATATCAAGAAATTTTTCAAACAAGACTAAGAGAAGATAGCCAAGCCGCTGGTCGCTGGGAAACAGCACAGGGAGGAGAGTATTTTGCAGCGGGTGTAGGAGGAGCTATCACAGGACGGGGTGCAGATTTGTTAATCATTGACGATCCGCATTCTGAACAAGACGCGATGAACATGACAGCTTTAGAGAGAGCTTACGAATGGTACACATCTGGACCACGACAACGTTTACAACCAGGAGGAAAGATTGTTTGTGTTATGACAAGATGGAACACAAAAGATCTAACTGGAATTTTATTAAAGAATCAATCTGAACCTAAATCAGATCAATGGGACATAGTAGAGTTTCCGGCAATTATGCCGAGTGGTAAACCTGTATGGCCGGAATACTGGAAGCTAGATGAACTGGAATCAGTTAAAGCATCCTTATCACTCGGCAAGTGGAACGCACAATGGATGCAGAATCCAACTTCAGAAGAAGGTGCAATATTAAAACGTGAATGGTGGAAGGATTGGGATAAAGATTATATTCCAAGATTAGAACATGTCATTCAAAGTTATGATACTGCATTCATGAAAAAAGAAACTGCAGACTACAGTGCGATTACTACTTGGGGTATCTTTCGTGAGAATGAAGATAGCCCTGCACAACTTTTATTATTAGATGCTGTTAAAGATAGATTCGAGTTTCCTGAACTTCGTCGTGTTGCAAAAGAGCAATATGATTACTGGCAACCTGAAACTGTACTCGTTGAAGCAAAAGCATCTGGACTACCATTAACATACGAATTAAGAAATATGGGTATCCCTGTAATTAACTATACTCCATCTCGTGGAAACGATAAACATACTAGAGTTAATTCTGTTGCACCTCTCTTTGAATCTGGTAATATATGGGCTCCTTTGAGTAAACAGTTTGCACAGGAAGTTATAGAAGAGTGTGCAGCGTTTCCTTATGGAGATCATGATGACTTGGTGGATAGCACCACCCAGGCCGTAATGCGTTTTAGACAGGGTGGTTTATTAATGCACCCTGAAGACTACGAGGATGAAGTTAGTCCTCCAAGAAAATATAAATATTATTGGTAACAATTTATGGCAGGTATAAGAGATTTAATTACACAAATTCCACCAGAGTACAGACTCTATCTACAGACAATGTTCCCAGGACAAAAAACAGGAACAATAGATGAAAGTTATTTTTCTCAAGATTTTAAAGACCAACTTAAAGATCAAGTTTTAAGTAAAATGGAAATGGGTATGGGTTTTGAAAGCCCTCCTGCTTATGATAATCCTTTTTTTCCTAGTGGAACTGTTAGAAAAGGGACTATATTTCCACAAGATTATAGAACAGTTGCAAACCCAGCAGGGACCACAGATCCTAAATATTATGAAGGTGAAAGAGGAGGTTCACTTACTGGATATAGCTCACCTTTTAATACATTAGGAACATATCAATATGAATATAAAATGCCAACAGCTCCTGCGTTTGATAATGCAGCAATTGTGATTACTGATAAATACGATTGGAATCCTATGTATGGGACAGTCCCATCACAAAATTTTACAGGATATATAGGTGAAGGTTTTGGTGATGTTAAAGGGTCAGATGTTGATGCGAAAATGTTATTTGAATTTGTAAAAAATCAAATTAAAAATAAAAAATTAGATACAGCTTCGGCTTTAGAATTAATAGGAAATTATTTAGGACCAAAAGAATCTAAAGGAGAGGGTAGAGATATTAAAATAACAATTCCTGTTGACACTCCTACTGCGACGACCGATGATGCAAAACGTGAAATTAGAAAAGTTGATACTAGAGGAGGTGCGGTTAGAGGCGCACAACAAGACATATCCAATTATCAAGATTTTGGTGAAGTACCTTTAGCTGAAGGTGGCCGTGTTGGTTATGCATTAGGTTCACCAGAACCTTTAAATGTTAGCAACGAAGAAAAAAGAATAGCGTTTGATTTATATCAAGCACTAAAAGATATCGAAGAACAATATACCGGCGAAACTATTGCAGGTGATCCCAGTCCCCAGAACCTTGATCCAAGCGACAGGCGACAAGGAACTTTGATGGCTGGTGGTGACTTTCCAGAATTTGAAACGTACGCAGATGTTATAGACGCTTATAACTCTGGTGTTGCAGTTGAACCAGGTGAGTCTTTAACTGATTACATAAAAAGAAATAATATTAAAATAAAAGAAATAGAAATGGATCCTTTGGGTGATTTAGAAAAAACTTTTAAAGGAGCAGCAGGCGGCAGGGTAAATTTACAAGGAGGAACTGATCCTAAAACAGGACAAGGTTTTCAAAAAGGAAATGTATCTGGAGTTAAAGAAAATATTTTAGAAAGAAATTTAAAGTTGGTTGAAGAAAAAAATAAAAAAGTATTAAGAGCAAAACAATTAATAATGGCTGGTGACACTCCAGCTGAAGCAAAGAAAAAAGTTATTAAAGAATTTAACTTAGACAGAGATCCAAAAGCAGGAACTCCTAGATGGTTAAAACAGGCAAAAGAAGAATTAACAAACGAAGGTTTTAAATTTACAGCGAGTAAACCTGGACCTGAAAATGTAGGTGGAAAAGACAAAGCTGCTAAAAAAAGAGCACAAGTAATTGGTGAAGGAAAAACTTTTGAGGAACGAATTAAAAAAGAAAAAACAAAAACTGGTTTTGGTAAAAAATTTGAAACTGCACATACCGCAAATATATTTCAAGCCAAAGCTTTAGGTATGGATTATCCAGTTGATGCTTTAGCCATTCAAGCAACAAATGTTAATCAAGAAGTAGCTGAAATATTAAATGATGAATTAAAACCATTGTATAAAAAACAATTAAATTTAGTTAATAAATTAAAAAAGAATAATACGTTTGCATTAAGAAAAGAATTAGATGATATTAATTTTAAGATTTCTGAAACTGTAGCGACAGGTGGTAAACAAGGAAATAAAGCTGCAAATGTTTTAAAACCAATTATTGTAGACCCTCAAAATTTAAAAGGTAAAATTTTAGATTTAGGTTTTAAAACTTCTGATGAAGTTTTAACTTTACCTGGTGCGACTACAAAAGGAACTAAAGCTGGAACAATTGAAGATTTAATGGCAAGAATGAATATAAAAGAAAAAGTTTTATCTAAAGCATCTGATTTACCTACTCCAGAAAAAACTAAAATAAGAGATATGTTTAAAAAAGCATTTAGCGTTGGTAAAACAGTTGCTAAACCAGCGCTTAGAGCAGCCGCTCCTTTTATACCTGTATTAGGTGCTGTAGGAGTTGGACTTGGTGCAGCTGATGTAGCTAAAGCTGCAGAGTTTACAAAAAAACCAGATGAGTTAGGACTTGCATATTTACTAGGACCAGAAAAAGCAAAAGACTATTCTGAGTTTAAAGAAAGTATAAGAGGTAAGGCAGACGAAACAGAAGAGTTTGTACCGTAATGATAGGCAAAAAATCAGGTCCACCGCCAAGAAGAGGACCGACACCACAAGGGTTGAATATTAAATATAATACTGTTAAGACAGTAAAACAGGAGAAAATAAATGGCAGAAATAGACAAAGTTCTACCCAACGTAGAGCAAACTATCAAAGTACCTAATCCAGAGGAAGTTGAAGTAGAGATAGCAGAAGAGCAGGCAAAAAATCAACCTGTCAATCCTGTTGACGTTCAAGAAAATCCAGATGGATCAGTGGACGTAAACTTCCAACCAGGTCTAGTAAACCCAGGTGAAGACGAAAGCCATTTTGCAAACTTAGCAGATTTATTAGATGACTCTATTCTAACTCCACTAGGTCATGAGTTATTTGAAAACTATAGCGATTACAAAAGTTCTAGAAAAGATTGGGAGTCAGCATACAGAGAAGGTTTAGATCTTTTAGGATTTAAATACGAACAAACTTCAGAACCATTCAAAGGTGCATCAGGTGCAACTCACCCAGTGTTAGCTGAAGCAGTTACACAATTTCAAGCACAAGCTTATAAAGAATTATTACCAGCAGGTGGTCCTGTTAGAACTCAAATGGTTGGGTTACCAACACCCGACAAAGAACAACAAGCACTACGTGTTAAAGATTATTTAAACTATTTAATAATGTCTGAGATGAAAGAGTATGAAGCTGAATTCGATCAGATGTTATTTTATTTACCACTATCAGGTTCAGCTTTTAAAAAAGTTTACTATGATGATATACATCAAAGAACAGTTTCAAAGTTTGTCCCTGCCGATGATTTAATTGTTCCGTATACTGCTACCTCATTAGAAGATGCGGAATCAATTATTCATGTGGTTAAAATGTCAGAGAACGATTTACGTAAACAACAAGTTGCAGGTTTTTACAGAGACATCGAACTAACTCCAGGTCAAGATCAAGAAAGTGAAACAGATCGAAAAGAACGTGAGTTAGAAGGTCGAACAAAAAGTAAAGATCAAAAAATATTTACATTGTTAGAGTGTCATGTTGATTTAGACTTGATGGGTTTTGAGGACATGAGTCCTGAACAAGAACCAACAGGAATTAAATTACCATACATTGTAACAATAGAAGAATCATCAAAAGAAGTTTTGTCAATTAGAAGAAACTACGAAATTGGTGATGCATTAAAAAAGAAAATACAATATTTTGTTCACTTTAAATTTTTACCCGGTCTTGGTTTTTATGGTTTTGGTTTGATTCACATGATTGGTGGATTATCTAGAACTGCAACAATGGCACTAAGATCATTGTTAGATGCAGGAACTTTATCAAACATGCCAGCAGGATTTAAGATGCGTGGTATTAGAGTTAAAGATGAAGCACAACCAATTCAACCTGGAGAGTTTAAAGATGTAGATGCACCTGGTGGAAGTATCAAAGATGCGTTTATGCCTTTACCATTTAAAGAACCATCAGCTACATTATTTAATTTACTAGGAAGTGTGGTTCAAGCAGGTCAAAGATTTGCAGCGATTGCAGATTTACAAATAGGAGATGGTAATCAACAAGCAGCGGTGGGTACAACTGTTGCTATGTTAGAAAGAGGATCTCGTGTAATGTCTGCAGTTCACAAAAGATTGTATGCTTCAATGAAACAAGAATTTACTTTGATGGCTAGAGTATGTAAATTATATCTACCACCTGTATATCCGTATGATGTTATTGGTGGACAAAGACAAATTAAACAAACTGACTTTGATGATAGAGTAGATATTCTACCTGTTGCAGATCCAAACATATTTTCTCAAGCACAAAGAATATCTTTAGCACAAACTCAAATGCAATTAGCAGCAGCCAACCCACAATTACATAATCAATACGAAGTATTTAGAAATATGTATGAAGCTTTGGGTGTAAAAGATATAGATTTACTCTTAAAAAAACCCCAACCACCTACACCAAAAGATCCTGCACTGGAACACATCGATGCATTAGCCGGAAAACCTTTCCAAGCGTTTCCAGGACAGGATCATAGAGCACATATGACAGCTCATTTAAATTTTATGGGTACAACAATGGTAAAAAATGCACCAATGATAGGTGCAGCACTTCACAAAAACTGTTTAGAGCACATTTCTTTGATGGCACAAGAGCAAATTGAGCTAGAATTTAGAGAAGAACTAGGAAAATTACAACAAATGTTGCAAATGATGCAAAATCCACAAGCAATGATGCAAAATCCTAACCTTCAAAACGATATTCAGATGCTACAACAGAAAATTGAGTCAAGAAAAGCAATTTTAATTGCAGAAATGACTGAAGATTTTATGAATGAAGAGAAAAAAATTAACGGTGACTATGGAAATGATCCAATTGCTGCATTAAGAGCAAGAGAATTGGATTTACAAGCACAAGAAAACGCTAGAAAAGAGCGTGAAGGTCAACAAAGATTGGATCTAGATAAAATGAGAGCAATGATGAACGATCAAAACCAAGATGAGAAGCTAGAACAGAATGAACAGCTTGCAAATCTTCGTGCAGAGACTTCTATAGAAAAAACTTTGCTTCAAAGCGCTTTAAAAGAAGATAAAACTCCAGATTCAATATCTATTATAAGAAAGGGAAATTAATATGTGGTTTTCAGCACTTAAATTAGGATTAAACGCGGCAACGCACATCTATAAAAAGAAACAAGAGACAAAAATGGCGATGGCTGACGCACAGCACATGCATGCTTCTAAAATGGCAAAAGGCGAGAGTGAATACCAAGG